ACCGGATGGCCGCGCGGTGCAATTGGGGTACATCATCTTGACCGTTCATTTGAAATCCGCGAAAGTAGTTGAGCGTGTTTTTGAAATCCGCCAATGATATTTGCCGCTCGCACATGTGCCCTTTATTTGGCATGTGCAGAATCTTGTCGTGTTTGTTTTTGACGTGGCGCATTCTCTGCCATTGATTTTATTTATGATACAACGACTATATGTAACGGCTCTACTGTATTCAAAATTTGAATGGATTACTCTTTTTCAGAATTTGTCGACTTTAATCTGTGTCGTTGTACTATTTGTCAGATCATATTTAGACATGAACCAATCAGATAGGATGTCTTGAGTCTATATAACGTCTATCTATATTTGTGTTGTGTATATATTGTTGTGAATTTAGATAATTGACAAGTTCATGTGAATATGTATTTTAATAGGAATAGACGTGGTTTTGCATCTACTTGGAGGCGAAGTAATTCGCGGTATCCTCTGGTCAAACGTTCTTATGGTGTGAAAAGAATCATTGGCAAACGTGGATCGAATATTTCTAATAAGGCCCAAGAAGATAGTAAGATGACTGTCCAACGTCTACATGAAAATCAATTTGGGCCTGAGTTTGTTATGGCCCATAATTCAGCTATATCTACGATTATTAATTACCCTCATCTTGGTAAGTCGAAGCCCAATCGATCAAGGGCGTATATTAAGTTAAAACGTTTATTATTTAAGGGTACTGTTAAAATTGAACGTGTTTACCCTGATATGAATATGGTTGGTACGACTCCTAAGATTGAAGGCGTATTTTCTATGGTTGTTGTTGTTGATCGTAAACCCCATTTGGCTTCGACTGGATGTCTCCATACATTTGACGAATTGTTTGGTGCAAGAATTCACAGTCATGGTAATTTAGCCATCGTTGATTCATTGAAGGACCGATTTTATATTCGTCATGTGTTTAAGCGTGTGATATCTGTGGAGAAGGATAGCACGATGGTCGACGTTGATGGAAGTGCATTCTTGTCAAATAGGCGATTTAATTGTTGGTCTACATTTAAAGATATTGATCGTGACTCTTGTAATGGTGTTTATGCTAACATAAGCAAGAATGCCCTTCTAGTTTATTACTGTTGGATGTCTGATTCTATGTCCAAGGCATCCACGTTTGTATCATTCGACCTTGAATATGTGGGATGAATAAAAAAGACTTTTATGTCTATTGTTGTGTATTCTGTGTGTATTAATGAAGAATGAATGCAATATTCTATGTTCTATAAATAAAATTTTCATTTTATTTCAAGGACTTTGGTTGTGCAGGAGTACAATTGGTGTTAATACATTCTTGTGCCGCTGTTTTAACTAATTCGTTTAATTGGGCCATGGAAATGGTTATATTGGACTCAGTCCGTCTTGCTCCTATTATTGAAGCCGAATCACCTGGGTCTAGTATGCTGGTGTCCAATCTGTGTAGATGTCTATATGGATGTATTGCGTTGTCTATCTCCGAATCCGCTTCTATTGAACTTGCTCCTATTGTGCTTCGTGTTGCCCATGTTTCACCTGGTTTTAATGTTATTGGGCTGTGAAGCCCATACCTTGATGTTGAAGCGGATTTGATCAATTTCCTTTCATATTTGCCGTAACCGACATGTGAAAAATCAACATCTTTTTCTGTGAACTGGGTTGATAATATTTTTACTGTGGGTGGTTTGAAAGGAATATCCACTGAATGTTTTGCTGTAGAGATCTTCAATTTACCCTTAAACTTAGCGAAGTGAGTTCTTTGATGAACATTTGTGTCGCTAACCCTGTAATATAATTTCCAAGGAATTGGGTCTTTAAGGGAAAAGAACGACGAGGAAAAAAAATGAAGATCTATGTTACATCTTATTGGAAATGTCCAGGACGCTTGTAATGATTCATTGTCTGTCATTCTTTTGTCATGAATCTCTACAATTACCGCTCCTGTTGCGTTGATTGGAACTTGTTGTCTGTATTCAATGACGCAATGATCGATTTTCATACAGCTTCGACTGATTCTGGCACTCAATTGAGCTGCTGTAGAAGGAAATTGCAATACTATCTCATTCAAATCATGAGACAACTGATATTCATCACGATGCGATTCTACATAATTGAACGCCGTTGGTGGATGAACTAATTGAGACTCCATGTAACGATAATAATAGATTTGAATGGCCGCGCAGCGGAATTGCTTCAGAGAACAAGAGACGAAGCAGTCAATACGAAATGAAGAAATATATTTTTGTGATAACAATACCTAAGAGAAGGAGAAGAAATAGATGGTCGTGTGTAGTGAGTAGACTGCGTTCTGATTCTTAAATAGAGTGTGGAATGTGTGTTTAATCTTATTAAGAAGTTACTCCCATATAACTGGGGTATTCTTATTCACACTCTATTGTATTCCGCGTTTTATATGTGCTATTTATAGATAGTGTTTGTTGATGGCATATTTGTAAATATGAGAGTGTACCCCGATGGAGCTCTCGTCCAAAAGTCTATATGAATCGGTGTAATGGTGCCAATATATAGTAAGAAGTTCTTTAAGGCTCTAAGGGACACGTGGCGGCCATCCGTTATAATATT